TGTGGACGAATTCAACGCCATCAAGGCAAAGGATCAGGCCGCTCCAGATTCACAACCTGTTAGCCAACCGGCTAAATCTGGACGCTTCTCCGAGAGCACCAAAGAAGAAGCACGTCAGCAATTCCAAGGGCTGTTTTCTGCGCCTGTTCGCATCACGCCCGCGCAAGACGCAGAGTATCTGGCAGCCGTGGAGCGCGGCGACATGGAAACCGCGCAGCGCATGGTCGATGAGGCTGCGAAGATGGCGGGGTATGAATTAAAGCGGTGGCATGGGACGCGCAGTATTTGGACGATCTGGAACAGCGCAATAGCGGGTGGGTTGATAAATCTAGGCATGGATTCCAATGTGGCTGAACGCTACGCTTTTGGCGGTGGAGGATCGCGATTAACCATGTCCCTCCAGAACGCTTACTTTGAAACAGACGACGCGAGGTATGAATACGACGGGGAAAAATTTATCAAATTGAATAAGGAGAAGTTTGGCCCCGACTCTTTAACTCTGCAAGAAGCCGAAGAAATCACCCGAAAATGGGAGGGGGGGCTCGTTCCCAAAAACCCAATAGTGATGGGGCTGTTTGTAAAAGCGGGCAATTTATTAGACCTCACAACTCGTTCGGGAGAAGGAGAAATGCTGCGAGTGTTAGATACTTTGCCGGAGGATACCCGTAAACAACCGCAATCCAAAATGCTCAGACACGAGCTAACCCGAAACCCTAGTGTTTGGGACGGCCCCAACGAAGCGGCAGGACGTTACTGGCAAATAACCAAACACGAGGCAGAATTAGGATTTTTCCGGGACACTCTAATTCCTGCATTACAAAGAGAAGGTTATGACGGCATAAGGCTTGCTGATGATTCGCATAAAACAGAAGCGGTTTTTGACCCCAATCAAATCAAATCTGCCGACCCCGTAACATACGACAATGCGGGCAACGTGATACCGCTGTCACAGCGGTTCAATGCGGAGTCGGACAGCATTCTTTACAGCGCCCCAACTCGAACCACTGCGGATGCGGCGTTTTACAGTTCTGGCATCATTCCTCCCGAGCGGATGCTTGGCTTCGTCCAGTTGGCGCAAAAGATGATTGCCGATGGCGTCAAAACACCGCAAGACCTCGCGGCCTTCTTGGAGGAAACCTTTCCAGACGGGAAGGCTCGCCCGTTCTCCCAAAACCTTTGGAATGCGTTCAGCTTTATTGATGCAAGTCTAACTGGCACCCACGACTGGAGCCGCATCTATGGCGAGATTGACCAGCCCTTGCCGGACGTGCAGGAACCGGAACCCGAGGCTACAACACCGGCCAACAAGGGCGCTATTCTGGCAAGAATACAGGAACTCCAAGCCTACGTTGCCAAACTGCAACCGGGCGATTCGCACCGACAAAGCAAACTCACGGCGGAGGTAGCTTTGAATGACGCATTGCTGGCGGTTGCCTCTGACAATTTCGCACAAGCTCGCGTCGAGCTGGAAAGCGCATCCAGAGCCTTGATGCAACAATGGCCCTCCCCGTCCGAATTGATTGATTCCTTGATCGACCAGATACCGGAACCGGCCATTGACGAAGCTCCAGCCAACGATCCAGTTCGCGAACTGATTCTTTCGCCTGACAACCGAGCCAAGAAAGCGCAGGCCATGAAGAAACTGGCCGAGGAGCGAGGCGAAACGCTCAAACAGACGCAAGAGTATGTGGAATCGAAGCTCGTGCAGATCGCCGACGAAGTAGCCCGCGAGGAATGGCGCACGCCGCAAGACCGTTTCGAGGAAATGGTCAGCATCTACGACAAACAGCCGCTTTTCTCCGCCCGCACAAGCACCAGCATGGAGAATCAGGCGTATTCGACGCCCGCGCCGCTGGCCTTTGCCGTCCGGCACATGACCGGCGTCACGCCTAAAACGTCCGTCTATGACGCGACGGCTGGAAACGGCATGCTGGCTATCGGCTCCGACTTGAAGAACTCAGTCGCAAACGAAATCGACACAACGCGCCTCGAAGGATTGCGCCGCCTTGGAGTTGGCACCATTGCGACCAAGGACGCGACTTTGCCCACGGGGGCATTTCAGAACCGTTCCAAAGTTCAAACCGTCCACTTGAACCCGCCGTTTGGCGGCATCCCGAACGTGAACTTTGACGGCTACGGCATTCGCAAACTGGAGCACATCATCAGCCTCCAAGCCTTGCGGGAGGGCATGGCCGACAACGGCACCGCCGCCATCATCCTTGGGGCCACGATGAACAACCAAGAGCAGGTCAAGGGCGCTCAATGGGTGTTTGAGAACTATCTGTATGGCAACTACAACGTGGTCGATAACTTCGAGGTGTCGGGCGACCTTTACAGCAGCCAAGGAGCAAGCTGGCCCGTCCGCATTCTTGTTATCGCGGGCAGGAAACAGAACCCGATCCACAACCAAGACCTTGCTCCGAAAAAGGTTGACCGTCTTGATACTTGGACAGATGTTTGGGCACGCGCAGAGCGCACCCGCAATGAAGTTGAACACCAACGACAGACTTTGGGCACCGATGGACAAGCCCAGGCACCTTCTGGTAATCCCGCAGGGGACACCGGAGCCGCAAACGCTCGCCCAATTCAAAGCCCTCAACGCCCAACTTCTGCAACGACTCCGGGAGGAGGCGGGACCAGAGGAAATGGAGGAAGCCAATCGCGCCCTGGATCAACTGGAGCCGGAGGTTCGGGACTGGCTCCCGGAGGGACTATTCAGAAACCGTCAGACGCCGGAACTTCTGTCCAGCCTACAACTAGTGGAGGGAAGCCCGCTGCATCAATGGGCGGTCGAGGCGGAAGACGCCCTTCAAGCGCCACAAATGCCCCAAGCGGAAGCTCACAGAGCAGTGGAATCGTTGACGCTTCCCAGCCGGGTAGCGCAAATGCTGGAGGCGTAACACCGCGCCCCGAGCGACGGAAAGCCGCCGCCACAGCTACGCAGGTGCCCTATGACCCCGCATCGTCCGGCACCCCATTTGAAACATTGGTTCCTCGCGGCATTGGCGAATCGCTGCAAATGGCCCTTGCCGAGATTGTCGCGAATCGCGGCCCCATTGACCAATTTGTTGCCGACCAGCTTGATATGTCGGTCGAAGATTTGCACAAAGCTATGGCCGCCGAGCAGATCGACGGCGTGGCAATGGCAATCTACCAGATGGAGACTGGCGGGGCGCTCATCATTGGCGATGAAACAGGCATTGGAAAGGGGCGTCAGGCCGCCTCCCTGATTCGCTTTGCCATCCTGCAAGGCAAGATTCCGGTCTTCTTCACCAAAGACCCGAAGCTCTTTTCCGATATGTGGGGCGATTTGAAGGACATTGGAACCACCATGTCCAGCCCGAATGCGTCCGCTTCGGATATGTCGGTGCGTCCATTGATTCTTGGCGACTCCGAAAAGGCCCAAATCAAAACGCCCGACAACGTGGTTGTTCTGAAACCCGCCTCCAATGCGCGGCAGAGCGCAGTTTTTGCCGCTGCGCGTCAGGGTGGTTTTGCATCCACCGGCCACAACGCCATCTTCTCCACCTACTCGCAAATTCGTGATCCCAACGCCCGCCAGGAGTTCTTGGAATGGCTGGCGGCCAATGATGATGTGGTCGTGGTGCTCGATGAGGCGCACGAATCAGCGGGAGACGGCGAAACGTCTATGCAGGCCGCTTTTATGATGGGCGGCAAGATCAAACGCGGCAAAGGCTCGAACAAAACCGAAATCACCAAAAGCGGTTTGCTGAATGGCCCCGGTGCCATGCACCCTCGCGGCGGCGTCCTTTACTTGTCTGCCACCTTCGCCAAACGTCCCGACAACATGCCGGTCTATTTCCGCACCGATCTACGTCGTGGCGCAAACAAGTTCAGCGATGTGGTGGATGCGATGGACAAGGGCGGTGTCGCGCTGCAACAGGCCATCACGGAAGCCTTGGCGGAAGCCGGGCAATACACGCGCCGCGAGCGCGATTTCACGGGTGTAAGCTACGCCATGAAGCAAGTCGCCGTTCGCGACGAGGCAGAGCTTGTGCGCCAAGTCGATGCCGTGACGAGCATTCTTTCGGCAATCGCCAATTTCTCGAAGTTGATCCGGGCAGCCGTTGAGGATTCGACGGCCCGCACAGATTCGCAAACCTCCATGACTGACTTTGCCTCCATCGTGCATAATCAGGTCAGCCAACTCCTTCTGGCCGCCAAAGCGGATGCGGTCGTTGATGAGGTCGTGGAAGCCCACAAGCGAGGCGAAAAGCCAATCGTGGCGCTAATGAACACGATGGAGAGCTTTTTGAGCCAGTATGTCGATGACATGAACATCAAGCCGGGCCAGCCAATGAAGCTGAATTGGGCCGCTTTGCTTGAGTATGCTCTTTCTCGCACGCTCCGAGCCTCTGAAAAGCTGCCCAACGGAGACACGGTAATTTACACCGTCGATCCAGCCGAGCACGGTCTTGGAATGGCTTATCAGCGCGTTCTAAGCGCCGCCCGTGCCGTTAATGTGTCGTTCCCGGTCAGCCCAATCGACTACATCATTCAGAAATCTCGCGCTGGCGGCGTCGAGGTTGGCGAACTGACGGGCCGCGAGTCCGGCATTGATTACACGAACTTCCAGACCGGCGAAGGCACCTATCGCAAATTCAAGCGGGCGGACAAAAACACGCTCGTCAACACATTCAACAACGGCTCGCTGTCTGGTCTTTTGCTGAATGCCAGCGGCTCCACAGGTTTGAGCATCCATGCTGCATCGAAGTTCAAGGATCAGAAGCCGCGCCACATGATTATTGCCCAGCCCGCGCTGGACATTAACGTCTTCATTCAGACTCTTGGACGAATCAAGCGCACCGGCATTGTCTTGTTGGGTCGCTATCCTGACGGTTCAGCCTACGGGGCGCGGTATTCTCATTTGACGCTGCCGCTCAACTCCGAATTGCGCCCGGCCATCATGGCGGCTCGCAAAATGAAGTCCCTGAACGCCAATACGACGGGCGAAAGCGATTCCGCCGTCAAGATCGAGGCCGAGGATTTGATGAACCGCTTTGGCAATCTGGTTGTGGCCGAATATCTCAGCCGCAATCCTGAACTGCAAGACGCTCTCAACATCGGAATCGAGGAGCGGGAAGACGGCACCGTTGTAGTGCCCCAAGACATTGCCCGGAAGTTCACAGGCCGCATGGCGCTTCAACCCAACAAAGCGCAGGGCGAGGCGTATGCGGAAATCATCGCGGACTACCGCCGCGCCATCGAACAAGCCAAAGTCACGGGCGACTATGACCTGGAAATCATTGTTCACGAAGATTGGGACGCTACCAGAGAGTCCGCCGAGCAGATCGTGGCCGGAACGGATGAAAGCTCCCTCTTCACCTCAAGCGTCAACGTCGAGTTGTGGGACATGACCGACAACCGCCCCACGCCATCCGGGGCCGACATGCTGGCCGAGTTCACCAAAGAAAACGGCAGCCAGCAACAACTTGATGCCCGTTGGCGGGACTTTTCAAAGCAGGTTGATGAACGCCTCGACGGCCTTGAGCAGCGGCTTCGTCAGCGGCTAACGGAGGCCAACGCCCAACTGGAAGGCATGACGCCCGATGATCCGGCCCACAAAGCACTAGAGCGTGAAGTTTCATCACTGGAGCGCAATTTGTCAGGCGTGGCCGTCAAGAAATCCCGCTGGCGCGACACACAGCGCAAGCTCGATGACCTCATTGATGAAGCAGGACGCCCTGTGATGCTCGAAAACGCAGAGACGCACGACATGGATCATGGGATGTTGACGCAAATTCGATTCCCTGACATTGCCGGACAACTGCGCATTGCTCCAAGTGCCTTCAAGATGACCTACCTGCTCAATCGCCCAGGCGGTCGCATTTACCCGACGCTGGCGCAGTTCAAGCCAGAAGGCTACACGCAGGCTCGTTCGCAATACTCTTTGGAAGACATGACCGGGGATCGCGGCGGACGCCGTGAACGCCGCACGCTTCTGGTTGGAAGTCCTATTCGTGCCTATGGTGCCACAGGCGGGAAAGGCAAGGTTGTTCGCTTCAAGGCTCGCGATGGTTCTGTTGTGACCGGAATCTTGATGCCCCGAAGCTGGAACATCTCCAATCTGGCCGAAGACCCCCGTAAAGAACTGGCGGACGCCGGAGCAGTCGAGAAATACATGCGCGATCTTGGATGGACGCCTGGATTTGTCGAAAGTGGCGAATCGGTGCGTATCCATGCCGCAAATGGCGGATTCCGCATCTCTGCGCCGTCCGCTCGTCGCACTGGCGGCGAAATCTTCCTCGATGCCCAACTCCGCGAGATTGTGGGCGATTTCTTCAAGAACGGTCAGCGCATGACGGCCCGCATTGATAGCATTGCCGACATTCCGCGCATTGCCGCTCGCGTGATGCAGCTTACCGGGAAACGCTTTAAAGGTCAGGACGTGGGCCGCGTGCGTAAAGCAAACGGCGTTGATGAGAAAGCGGAATCAACGGCACCTTCGCGAACCACCAAACCCAAAAGCGCCCTTAAAGCCGCCGCATCGAAGACTTGGAACAGCTATTTGGAGCAAGAAAGGCGCACGCCGCCAATCGCCAGCGCCCCCGTTCGCTCCACGATGCCGCTCGACCGCGCCGAGGCCATCGTGCGCAACCTGACGCCCAAGGAGCAGGCCGGGAAGCTCAACCCGCGTGAGGCGGATGCGCTCGCGGAGGCTCGGGTGAGGATCGAGCAGAAAGACGACGGCTCTCGTGGCACTGGCGAAGGCACCTACAACTACGTCATCTTCGACGAAAACCTCGTCCGCATCCTCGAAGAGAACGGAAAGCCGGTGGATAACGCCACACTTGCAAGCGCCCCTGTTCGCATCACGCCCGCGCAAGATGCCGACTATCTAGCAGCCGTGGAGCGCGGCGACATGGAAACCGCACAGCGCATGGTGGACGAGGCGGCGAAGGCGGCGGGGTACAACGTGGGGCCGGTATATCACAATTCTCCAGTAGCCGGAATCACGTCATTTATGCCATTTCGCCGGGATCATGGCGGCAATTTGCGCTCAAACGAAGAGATTCTTCGGCTTTTAGAGAATCATCGGGAAAGAGTCCGCAATGATGAAAAAATTGGTTTTATGAATTTTCGGGCAGGGACATTTACCAGTCCGACGAAAAGCGGAAAAAGGTCTTATGAGGCTTACGGCGAAAACCAATACCGCCTTTTTCTCAAGGTTAAAAATCCCGTGAGAATGAAAGGGCGGGGCGACATCTCCATCGACATTCCAGGCAAGTCGATGGATGCCTTATATCTCTACAACGACCTTAATGACGGCAAGGGGTTTAGTTTGGATGAAATCGCGATCATTGATCCCTCCCAAATCAAAAGCGCTGACCCCGTGACCCGCGACGAAGCGGGCAACGTGATCCCGCTGTCACAGCGGTTCAACGCGGCTTCCGACAGTATTCTTTACAGCGCCCCTGCGGGCAAGAAGCCCAATCGCGCCACGCAGGCGATGCGGGACGTGATCGAGTCGCTTCCGCCTCAGCCCCGTGAGGTTTTGCGCGACCTGCTGGTTGACGGCCTGTCCATCGAGGACGCGGCCACGAAGAACAAGCTCTCCGAAACGGCCATCGGGAACATCCTGCGCCGTGGCGAGGCTTATATTCGGCTCATGCTGGATCGCAGCCCTACAAAACCGACCGTGCAGGTTCAAGACGGCATCGTGAAGGCGACGGACGGACGGCCAGACCTCGCGATGAGCGGCAATGCAGCCGTCGCGGCGGTCGATCAGCGGCGCATGACGCCCGAGGAAGTCACACATGCCGAAATGCAGGACTTGGCGACACGCCTCTTTGATGTGGCACCCGCTGAGGCCGAAAATCTTGTCGTGCGTTGGATGGACTCCGGCACAACCGTTCTCTCGACGGACGGCATGCCGGACGCCATCAAGTCCATCGTGAACGAGGCCCAGGCCCGCAACGCGGCTGAAATGCTGATGACAGCCGCCGCCAAGATGCTCGTGGCTCGCAAAACGCTCGCAGGCGGGAACTCCACCCAGCTTGCCCGCCTCATCTACATCTATCGCAATACCGGGACCGAGCAGGCCCGCGCTATGGGGATGCGCCGCGATTCGCACGACACGCCGGAAGAGCGGGCCGCCATGTACCTCTCGGAAGCCCTTCTGACGCCGCCCGATTCCATCAGGAACGAACTCCGCCGCAATCCCGCCAATCGTGACCGCATCCTTGCCGCGTGGGCCAAGCGTGCCGACCAGATCAAAGCCGAGCTTTTGGCGGCTGGTATCGACCTCGACGCGACCTTTGCGGACCACGCCGAGGAACAGAAGCTCGTGGAGGAAACGATTCCCAAGCCGGTCAAACCTGTGCTTGCCCGTGCTCCCAAGAAGACACGCCAGCTCGTGAAAGCCATCATGCAGGGCTTGACGCCCGCCGAGGCAATCAAAGCCGCTGGCCTGACCGCCAAGGCTGCCTTCCGTGCCTATCAGGAGTTTCGAGCCACCCTGAACCAGACCGGCACCGAAGCCGCGCAGGCGATGCGTGACCAGCTCTTGCGCTCCGCTCCCGTGCAAGGCGCAGACTTTGCGGCCAATCTCGGGCTTCCAGACCTGACCGAACAGGAATGGCTCGACGCTGTGCAGAACAACCGCCCGCTCCGCACCACACCCGAAACCGAGAAGCTGAAACAGCACCGCGAAAAGCCGAAGAAGCAGGGAACGCTTGACCTCAAGAACCCGCTTTCGTACCGCAAGGCCGTTCGTGCCATTGAAGAGCGTAAAGCCAATGCGTTCGACAAAATCAGCGAGTTCTGGCGTGCCTCGATCCTGTCCGGGCCTCGAACCCATGTTGTGAACCTCGTTTCGGGCCTGACTTATGGAGCCTATGAGGCCACGTTCAAGAAGCTCGCTGCTGCCACCCAGGCCGACATTGCCCGGATGTTTGGTGCTAAACCGGATGCCGCCAGCCTCGCGGACATTCCGGCCATGATCGCCGCCGCGATGCCAAGCATCAAATCGGCCTTTTTAGATGGAATAGCCTCATGGAAGTCGGAAACATCGGTTTTTGACTCTTATGCGATGCAGCTCAAAGACGACAATGGCGAGCTTTTCAAAGAAAACTACAAACCCGCCCTCAAGGGCACGCTTGGAAAAGTCATGCGTGGTATCTCGTTCCGGCTCATGGGAGCCGCTGACGAGTTCGTGAAGTCATTCTTCACCCGCATTGAGGTTGCGGCCCAGGCTCGCCAGATTGCCCGCAATGAAGGCAAGACCGGCCATGAACTCGCGAAAGCGATTCAGGAACTCATGGAACCCGGCTCGCTCGCGTGGGAACGGGCTTTGGCACAAGCCAAACGCATCACGTTCCAGAATGAAGAAATCCGCACTGAGGATGGCCCTTTGAAACTGGAAAGCCCTCTGACGGCTGGGGATCGCACTATCGACACCATCGACGGCTTGGCGCAACTCATCACCCGGACCAAGAAGGGCGACTTCGGTAAAGCCATGAAGGGCTTGGCCCATTTCACCTTCCCGTTTGTCGATACGCCGACAAACATCTTCAAGGCAGGCGTCACGATGTCGCCCGTTGGTGGCCTGCTGGCCCTCGTGGACATGATCCGGGCCTACAACCGACGCCGGAAGGGCAACGCCGAAGAGGCGGCCAAAATCTACAACGCGGCCCGCGCCCTCGATGACCTCACGAACCAGATTGTCGCTTGGGGCTTCATCCTTGGCCTCTCCGCGCTTGTGAAGCCGGGAGACGACGAGGACGAAACGCCCTACATCACCGGGACGATTCCCTGGCGCTCCACTTCTCCGGGCGAGCGTGAACTCGCCTACCGGACGGCTCCGCCGCAGTCAATCCGCATCGGCGACCGCTGGATTGCCTACAAGAGCCTTGATCCCTTCGCGTCCGCGCTGGCCTTCACGGTCGATGCCATCCGGGAGTTTCAATCCGGCAAGCCTATTGACGAGGTTTGGACAAAGATTGGACTCGGGATGATGCGCAACATGCAGGACAAGACGTTCCTGCAAGGCATCTCGGATGTCGTGAATGCCGTTCAAGACCCGGAACGCTTTGGCACCAAATGGGCGACCAACATCGCAACAGGCTTCATCCCGAACCTGATTCGCCAGCCTATCCGCACCTACGACGACGTTTTCCGCGAAACGGACCTTCCAAACGATCTTGGATTTATGGACGCGCTCGGGCGTCGCATGGGCTACGGCGTCTATCCGCAGTCCGCGATGCCAGCCATTACCGTTTGGGGCCAGCCTGCCCGAAAAGACACCGGCACAGGCGGGCCGAATACCGACTGGATGATTCGCCTTCTCTCGCCTGCCGACCTGCGGGCCGCGAATGTCGATCCGCTCGATGTGGCCTTGTTGCGCTACAACATGACGCACCAAGACGGCGACCCGAGAGCACTCTTTGGCGTCACAGCGCCGTCTCGCGAACTTTCGCGCACGGTTGGCGGACAGGTCGTGAAGATCAGCCTTGACGATGCCGAATACGAGGACTTCATCACGAAGGTCGGGAAGGCAGCACGCCTAGCCATCGGAAACACCTACGACCGGCGCGACCTCACCGAAACGGACGTGGAGCGCATCAAGGAAATCCTCTCGCGGGCGCAAAGCGTCTATCGGGACGCGGCCTTTGTGCAAGCAGTCCAGAAGCGGGGTGGCCTGAATGCGCTTGCAAAATAATAGTTTCTGGTATGGTTCTCGCCACAACCACGTTATGACACCTGAACTCAAACGCCTTTTTGTGGACATCCTCTTGAGGGAGTCCGCGCTTCTTGATATTATTGATGAACAAGAGAATGTTCTTCACGACTTTATTTTAAGTGAATTCTATGCCGAAACAGGCTCCTATCACGCCATTGCTGACTATCTTGGCATTCCATCGGATGTACCATTTTGTCTTTCTGAAGAAGGGTGTGGAAAAAGCGAGTGTCGTCATGGCGTCAAACTATATTGCCGTGATTGGATCACAGAGGCCATGAACAACGGAGCCAAAGACTATGAGGGAGATTGCGAAGAAGCTCGATTTGAGTCACTTCTTGATGCCATGATAGACTCTGCGGATAGATGCAAAGGCATTGATTATGGCCCATGCGTGCAATGTGAGATGGCGTTTGCGACAGCAGGATGAACCTGCTTGCCAATACAGCGAATCACCCCTCAACTCCAAGGCATGAGTTTCATCGGCTTCTTGCCCTGCGGTTTCATGGATGACAGCATGACGCGAGCCGCCGCCGCTTGATCGCGGATCAGCTTCACGGCATCGGCATTCTTCAAAGCCGCAATGTCGTAGTTCACAATCGAGGGGGCCGCAAAGAACAGGTCGGTAGCGATGGGCAGAAAGATCGACTCCGCAAAACCGGCTGGAACCTGCACTTCAACGCCCGGATCAGCGTAACCAGGGCCAGCGCCTTGAATGTCTGCTTCTGCGACACGGCCAAGGGCGCATCGGGCCTGAAACTCAATCACGAGTTCGCTCGTGGGAGCACTCGAAAGCATCATCCGATAGCGCGGAATGCCCGGCGTCGCAGTCGTGGCCTCGATGTAGTAGCGCAGGCTTGAACTTTGTTCCTCGAACTTCTGGCGACTCAAGACGGCCTCCAGTTGGGCACCCGTGCCGCGCTTCTTGACCGGCTCGTGAACAGTAATGATGTCGGTCGGAAGCTCGGCGGTGTCAAAGTAGATCACCGCATCACCACTCGTTGAGTCGGAAATGTGCGGGAACTGGAGCGTGGCCGTCGTGCCCGAGAGCTTGATGATACGGTTTCGGTCTGGATCGCCCGGTAAAGCAATCTGGCACCCGGCCATGTAGGACTGTGCGCCCGTGATCGTGCAGGTTGTGCCGCCTCGCGTGAGAGCAGAGACGGCAACAGTCGCGGGAGCACGAAAATAGGCCGCACGCCCCTGTTTGGTGGCCTCAAATGGCCCCAAGACGCTGATTTGCTGCAAGGCCGCATTCATGGCCTGGATGACATCCGGGAGCGGGTTGTCATACGACTCATCCGCGTGGGGCGTGACACGCTGCTCGGTGCGCAGGTAGCGCCGGATGGCATCGGAGGCTTGGCGGTAGGTCATGGCGTGGCGTCGTTATGGGGTGATGACCTCGGGGAATCCGCAGGCTTTGCGAAGTCTATCCATCGGGAAAGCTGGACCCGGATCATTTTTGCGGTTGGGCGCAATATCTTCGTGGCCTACTACATCATCGAGCTTGTATCGTTCCACGAGCAGCTTGGCGACCTCGATGCAGGCTAGAACCTGTTCCGTGGGATAGGCTTCCCATTCCTTTGTGGTCGTCTCGCTCTTGTGGCGAGCCTTCACGAGGGGTAGTTTTGACCACTTGCGTCCCAAACTGGCGTTGTCACCAGCATTGGCTAGTTCGATCCCAATGGAGCACGAATTTAGACCGTCGAAGCCCTTCCAGCGTGATTTGCCCGGACCTCCTGCATGGCCGCAAGTGCGATTAAAGGGGCGGCATTGGATGACGGTCCCGTCTCGCTCGATTACAAGATGAGCGGAAGCGCCCTTAGCTTCTGGCGTTTTCCAGAAATTGATGCTGGATTGCCCCGATGCGCCGGAAGTGAAGTGAATGACCAAAAACCGGCGAACGAGCATTTCGGAACCGCCCGGCAGCATGTCCCGTTTAACGCCCTCAATCAGGTGTTGGTCCGTGATTTTCATGGTCGGCGCGGAGGCTTGGGATCAACAAAGAAAAAACATCCAAAGATGAACGTCGCGACCGCAAGGGCCAGAAATCCGAAGAACTCCGGCGTAGAGAGTTGCGATGCTGTCAGGAGGAGGTTCATCAGGATGATGTTCATGCGATTTGGAAGGTTGCGTTGGCGCTGGCCCCATGATCGACGGTGCCGAGAAGGTCTTCGTCGGCGTCCACGATGCGGAACTCGCGGCCTTCATGCTTGAGGGCTTGGGAGCGGAATTTCATCACGATGACCTTTTGGCCGAGAGTGACGCCGGTAACGTGTTCGTCATCGAAGGCCACAATGATTGCCTCCTTGGCGTCGTTCTTGACGGAATCTTGGGGAAGGAAGATGCCGCCCGCCGTCTTGACCTCGGCGGCAGCGGTGACTTCCACAAGAACACGGGGGCGCTTCGCTGTGTTGGGCGAAAGCTGTTTCTCGTTGAGGTAGGGGGCAAACGGGACGTTTTCGAGTCGTTGGAGCATGGGTTGTTTGGGCGTGAGGGTTAGGCTTTGGGTTCACGACGCTTCACCCAGCCAGCATGGCCGAGTTCAACCGTCGAAAGTGGTTCTTGAATCGCCGCCTTGAGTGTGTCGGGTTCCGTTTCGAGCGCCGCCGCGAGTTCCTTGAGGCGCATTGGGCTTTCGAGCATGTCCCAGGCGCGGGAGTAAAGCGGCGGCTCGGGTACAATGCTTGGCATCTCGGTTCCTCTGCCGTCCGGGCTGAAAAAAGGCGACGGCTCATTGTTGCTATCGCCCGTGAAAGTGACGGAGGTGGACGCGCCGGGCTGCTCGGAAACCTGCCCAACAACCACGTCAGAGGCGTCTTCGCTTTTACCCGGCGCGTCCATTTTGGGGGAAATGGTGTCAGGGGGTGGAATCGAACCACCGGAGGCGACCTTATGAGGATCGCTGGACTCCAAGTCTCCCTGGCTTAAATCCACGGCTGGTGTCGCCGGATTGGAAACGGCTTGCTGAATAAAATGGTCAAGTTCAAGTATGTCCTCAGCTTTAAGTGAGTGACCCGGCAAAGCGCGAACAGCCCGCCTGAAATGCTGTCCGTTAATATAAAATTCCACGCCAATACCCAAGCCTCGATACTCGTCATTGGTGGTCAATAGACGCAGTTTTGTGATAACTCCCTGAGTGGGCGCAACCACTTCCTCCGCAGACGCCTCGATGGCAGCCAAATCGGCAGCATTTTGGGCTTCTTGATAAGTAATTCCCGCCGCATTAGTCGCATTGGCCTGCGTCTGCTCGTAGGCCGGATGCAGGGTTGTATCGACCTCGCCATCACTTAGACGGCTCAGGAACAGGGCCGCACCCTTGTTGCAGGCTGAATGCTGGCCAGCGCCAGAATCGTGCATCGCCATCGCGATGTTGCAATGCCAGCTCCATGCGTAGTCCAGATCGTCCCACATGGCGTCGATCAAGTTTTGCACATGACCCGCAGGCTCGACTTTGATTTCGCTTGGAAGTGCGGCAGGAACCTCGACCGTGACGACGAGCGGATGCGGCAAGCGCCGTTGATCCATGAGTTCGTGCGCCATGAAGCCATTGTTGGCGTTCCAGAGCGACACAGGCACTTTCAGGACGTGCGCGTCATATTCACGCTCATAGCGGAAGATTGCTTGGCGTCCGTTGCGGTCGGAATACTCAAACGGGGCCGTTGAGCCAACGCCAACGGCTCGGACAATGACGGTTGGCTCGCCAGGAATGGCAAGTTTCGCAAGCGTCGGGGAATCGAACCGCTGCGGAAGGCGGAAGGGTTGTGGTCTGTTGGGCTGCATGATGTGTTTGTGGTTTTTGGGGAAGGCCCGCCCGGCTATGAACCGGGCGGGCTGGTAGAATCTGCTCTTTTCTGGTATTAGAGGGCCGGGACTTCCAGACCCTCGTGCTGACCGCCGTGACGGATCAGCGCGTAGCCGTTGGTCTTGCCATCCGTGCGGATGCAGGGCGCTTGACCGAAGATGGTCTGATAACCACCGCCAGTCACGAAGCCCCAATCGTCCTTCTTCTCGATCATCTTGTCGGGGCCGACATAGGCGCGGACAGCAGAACCGACGCCGAGCATGAGCGAACTCATATCCGGGACACCGTTGGCGTTCGCGGGGATGATGTAGGCACCCGCCGTGAAGGTATCGGTGTAGTTGAAGGTCGTGAGGGTGTTGCCGGAGCCGACACCGCCAGCAGCAGGCGTCGAGTCCCAAGTGTCACCCGTGCAGTCGATGTTGCCAACGGTCAGAGAGCCGATGGTCGAGGTTCCTGCGCCATCCGGCGAAAGAATCTGATCGAGCTGAATCTTGTTGCCGTTGTTGTTGTTGCCGGTCCAGCGCACGAAGCCCACGGAACCATCGGTGTTGATGATCCACGCATAGCCAAGCGTCGCGTTAATGGCGGAATAGAACGAGGACTCAGCCGAAACGCTCGACTGCCCCTCATACCACTCCTTCGCGTAACCAGCGAAGAACTCGAAGAAGAGCGTCTTCGTGTCGGCGGCGATCTGGACAAGATCGCAGTCAGCCAGCGCGGAATCGACGCCGAAGCCAAGGCCAAGCTCCGCACGCGGGGCGAGCGGGTCGGCATAGACGTTGCGCTCAGGATCGACGCTGATGTGTTCATGCAGCATCACGCCGCCCCAATCGGTCAGCTTGCCGGAGAAGCGCGGATTCGTGTCTCCGCGATTACCCGCTTGCTCGATGGCCTGATTGTAGGAGGACGAGTTGCGGATGCCGGACATGGCCGAATCAGGAATGTAGCACAGCGGGCGATAGACCGGAGAGCCGGACATGCTGTACTCGATTTCGATTGGGCGACCGCCGAGACGTTGCCAGATCGGCTTCGCTGTGCTGATGAGCGAGGGCGACATGGTGTCAAGGCTGGTCAGGCTAGCGAGCGTCTTCTTGCCGTTCGGGAAGATGGTGTTGCCCGAACCGCGAAGTTTGAGCGCCAGCTTCATGTCGTTCATGCGACGAAGACCGAGCTTTTTCTTGAGCATCTGGAGGGCAGCCGCCTTGACGCCACCGCCAGCAGCCAGGAACTTGAGCTGCTTTTCGGTGAAGACGATACCGTCGCGCCAGAAGTCAACGATACAACCAAACGTCTTGAAATCGACGCTGGACTCGTTGCCAGTCAGGGCTTGCTCACCGCGCACGCCGGAACCACGAGGAGACGACATGACCGTCATCTTGATTTCGTCGCCGGAGTTGGCCGTGAGGTCGCGCTTCACGATGAAGGGCTTCTTGGAGCCTTCGGAGCCTTCAAAGGCCGCGAAGTCATCGACGGACTCAGCGCCCTTCTGGAGCTGCTTGTCCCAAAGTTTGGCTTTGACGTTCGCGTCTGCCGCGACCGCCGTGGAGAGGAGATTGACAATGGATTCGCCGTTGTAAGTAGGCATAAGATTGGAGGGGTGGAGGATTGGGTTGGTGTCACTCCGCCTCGGTCCTTTAGCCGCCTGCGCGTTTCAGCACTTCGAGCTGCTGTTCCTCGGTGAGAGTGTCGAATTGGGCCTCAATGTTTCCAGGCGTCAGGACGCCGGGTGCATCGGAGGTGCCCGTGAGTGACCCCGGAAGTCTGACCGTTTGTTTCGGCAGAGGCGGGATAATCGTCGGATCATCGTCATCTCGGCCCGCGCTATTCGCGCCGCGACCTTTGAAGAACTTGTCCACAACCCTCTTGGCGATATGCTCGGGCCAATCGGGACGCTGCAAGACTGGATCAGTTTTGGCGCTTGCAAGTAAAAATTCATCGTCGCAGAAGATTTCAAACGCGGATTTTTCCTGCCCCGGCTGAACATCGGTCCAAAGGTCAGCGTAGTCTGTCATCACTTTGTCGAGCGATTGCTTCACCTCGGCTTGGAAAGCGGACTGTGAGGCGGAAGCGCGTTCATGTTCGCGTTTTGCGTCGCGGAGGTCGAGTTTCAGGTCTGCCAGTTCTTCGAGGAGTGAGGTTGTGTCACCATACTCATTTGTGACACGTTTGATTTCGTCACGTTTGGCCGTGATGGCGTCCTCGATGGACTTGATGGACTCAGGAACCTCGGGAGTGGCCTCGGGCGTTTTGCCATCGAGCTTGTCTTCTTCCGGCTTGGGTTCAGCCTTGGGAGCCGCCACGCCATAAACCTTTGCAGCGGCTTCGTCTTCGCTCATGCCACCTTTGACCAGCGTCGTGAACTGCACGAGCTTGGCGCGGGCCTCGGTAGGCAAGCCGCCAAGCCCGATTCGGTGGATGTTGGCCGGATCAGGCTTTTTATCGCCACCAGGATTGGGTGCGTCGGCAGGCTTCGGATCGGGTTTTTTGTCGTCAGGCTTTGGCGCGTCGCCAGCCAAAACCGAAAAGTCTCCGGCCTCG